CGGCTTCGCAGGTCGCCTGAAAAGTTCGCCCGACCGTTTGGCCCAGCACATGCGCGAGGCTGCGGACCTCGGCCACGAAAGCCAGCCGCCCGCGCCGGATCTGGCCAATGGCGCCGCGCCGCATCAGCACACGCTGGCCGGTGTCGGCCCAGTTGACCCGCCAGACCTCGACCTCAGCGTTGTCCCAGCGGCCATCGAGAATGTCGGTCTCGGTGATCCGGTCGGAGGTGAGCACGCCCTCGGCATCCTGCGCGTCGACCGACAGGTCGGAGCCAGAGCGGACCTCGGAGGCCGTCAGCCCGCTTTCCGGCTCGAAATCGGTGCCGTCGAAGCTGAGCGTCCGGTCGTGGTCGGTGAAGCCGAAGGTCACGCCATCCGCGCGGGCAATCCGCCAGCACCAGGACAGCGTCGTCGTGCCCTCGTCGAGATGGGCCTGAAGGTCGGGGGTAATATTTTTCATCGGCGGAGTTCCAGAAGTGGGATGGATGTGATCGAACCGAGCCGCTCGAGATCAAGCGTCACGTCGAGGGCGTCGGTGTCGAAGCGGACGGGCACGTCGAATTCGAAGCCTGCGGTGATCGCGACGCCCGCCCCGGGTTCGACGCTGAAGGCGACGAGGCCAGTGGTCGTATCAACCGACCAGCCGGAGGGCTGCTCCAACCCGCCGAACGCGATGCGCACAGTACCTGCCACCGGCTTCGCGATGGCGCGCGTCCAAGATTGCGCACCGGAGGCGTAGCGCTTCACCAGCTGGAACGCCGTCGTCGCGCTATCGCCGGTGCCAATCGCCTGATCGGTGGGCGATGGCGTGCCCGAGGGCAGGCAGGACTTGTGGTCGCCCCAGTCCTTGAACCTGAAGCCGTACAGCCGCCCGTTTCGTGCTTCAAAGAAGGCAACGACCGCCGCCAGATCGTCGGCGCGGCGAATGCCGTAGGCGACGTCGTAACGGCGGCGCGAGTTCGCCCAGCTGGCGTTGCGCTCTTCGTCGCCCGAGGCCAATTCGACGATCTGGGTGCGGCGTTCCGGCCCGCCCCGCGCGCCTCTGCTGATATTGTCCGGAAACCGGACCTCGTGGAACGCCATCACATGCCCCTTCGGCCCAGCGATACGGCGCGGGCGATGTCGGCCGCGACTTGCGTGCGCGATTGTCGGAAACTTTCGGCGTCGCGGGCCATGATGGTGACATTGACCCCACCGCCGCCGTAGCTCTGTGCTTCACGCCGCGACAGCACCCGCTCGCCCCGCTGCAGGATTGCAGGCACCTCGTCGTGGCGGAGCCCTGCAACGCCGCCGCTATGCATCCGGGGCGCAGCCGCGAACGCCATCGCCGGGACCATCCGCGAGGGTCCAGTCGCTCCGACCATTCCGCCCCCGTGCAGGATGTTGGCGAACATACCGCCCGCGCCGCCGAGTGCCCCGGAGAGCGCATTGGCGATCGGTCCCAAAATGAACCGTCGCGCGGCCAGCTTGGCGAGATCGGCCAGCAGCGAGGTAACCAGATCCCGGAAATCCAGCTTGCCGGTCTTCACGAAGTCTCCGACCGCGTTCTCTGCCGACTGAAATGCACCGACCAGCGCCTGGCCGATATCGCCGCCGATGTCGCGGGCCCTGCTGGCATAGTCGCTGAGCGCAGCAGTGACCGCCTGCCAGCCGGTGACGGCGGCTTCGGTGTCGGGTTCGGCGGCAGCGGCAGCAGCCCCGGCCGCAGCACCTGCACCCGTGGCCGCTCGTCCGGCATCGCCAAGGGTGGTCTCCAAACGCTCAGCCGCGTCCGTTGCTTCGGTCAGCGCGTCTGCGCCACCCTCATTGCTGCCTTGCACCGCGTCACGCAGGGCCTGCCAGCTGGCGAGTGGCGCACGCGCGCCTTCGGCCAAATCCTGCGCGGCACCGCGATACGTGTTGGCCGTGGCAAGTGCAGTATTGGCCGCCTGGGTGAGCCCCAGATCGGGCGCAGTCAGCGGGTTGTTCTCGAAAGCGCGGTCGAAGGCGGATTGCGCGGCGGTGGTCGCGGCCGTCGCGGCACCCTCGAAACGGTTCTCGATCTGACCCAGCTCAAGTTCGGGGATGATCGAGATGCGCCGCTCCGACCCGAGCGCTTCCAGTCCCTGGTTGATCCCGCCGATGAATGTATTGATGCGCGAAACGACGCCATTCAGCATGGCTTCGACGCCGTCGATCAGGCTGTTGGCCGCCTGAAACGCCAGATCGCCGATGGCCGCCGGGAGCAGGCCCCAGATCGCCTTGATCGCCTCATAGGCCCCCTCGAAGGTGTTCGCCGCCGTATTGCCAAAGGCCACGACGCTCTCGATGGCGCTCTGCATGCCGGAGGCGGCATCGGCCTTCAGGTCGAAGAACATCGCCGTGGCGGCAGCGCCCGCCGCCGCAACCCCCATCTTGATGCGGTCCCAGACCTCGACCGCGAGGTCCTTCAGGAGCGACATCGCCTCGCCAAATCCGCCCGCGCCCGACACGAGGCGGGTGAACTGGTAGACAAGCTCGCCCGCGCCGACGATCAGCGCCCCGATGCCCGTGCGGATCAGCGCGCCGCGCAGCAGGACCAGCGCTGTGGCGACACCGCGCACCGACAAGGCCGCCACGGCCATCCCGGCGACCCAACGCCCTGCAAGAAAGGCCACAAAAGTGGCGGCATAGGTGGTCAGACGGCCGATATTGTCGAACAGGCCTCGGATCGCGATGCCGAGTGGCCCGGTGCGGTTGGCCACGGCCGCCATCGCGTTCGCGACCGCTTCCAGCGCTGGTGCTGCGGCGACAGCCAGTTGGTTCGACAGCCCGCGCCAAATCAGGCCGAGCCGCGATATGGCATCGTTAGTCCGCTCGATCTGGTCGGCATCCTGCTCGGACACGACGACACCGAACGCGAGGACGTCCTCGGTCGCCTGGCGCAGAGTCGCGGTGTCGATGCGCGACATCGCGATGGAGCCTTCTTCGCCGAAGAGCTGACCGGCGACAGCCGCACGCTCGGCGACCGGCACGAACGCCTCGATGGCGGCGTTGATCGCGCCCACCCGCTGGTCGAGCGGCAGAGCGATCAGGTCGGTGGCCGAGAGCCCCAGACGGTCCAGCGCGTCGGCAGCGGGACCAGTCCCGGCGGCAGCCTGGCTGAGGCGGCGTGTCAGATCCTTGGTCGCCTGTTCGATCCCGGAGATGGAGACGCCCGCGAGTTCACCCGCGCGCTCCAGCGTCTGGATCGAGGCGACCGTGGTCCCGAGAGACTGAGCCAGTTTGGCCTGCGCGTCGACGGTCTGCAGCCCGGATCGGACCATCGCCACGCCAGCAGCAGCAGCGGCGGCCACTGCGGCGGTGGCAGCCACCGTAACACGACGGGAAAACGCCGCGAGGCGGGTGTTGGCCGCTTCCATCTCCCGGCTAAGGCGGCCAAAGCCGCGCGCCCCGGCCTCACCGACACCTTCCAGCTCGGCACGCACCTGTCGGCCGCCGACTGCGGCAAGTCGGACAGAAACGCGTTTCTCAGCCATGGGAGTGATCCATCTGTTCGTTGAGTTTTGCCACCATCACCGCCTCAACGGCGGGCAGCAGTTCGGCCATGACCAAGGGCGGAGTGCCAAGTGCGTCCCCAAGGGCGAGCGCGGCCGTCATGTCCCATCCGATCACCGCGCCCGGCAGCACGCGGAGCTGGCCGCCCAGACGACCGACCAGGTCCCAGACCTGCCAGCCTTCAAAGGTGGTGGGTCGGTTCAGCCGCGCCGGGCAGTCTTGGCAGGTTTGCGTGCATGCTTCACAGTATCGCTCGCCCCCGCCGAAGGACCATTCGGCAAGGGCGCGGAGACGTTTTTTTCCTGTTCCAGCAGCAGGCCTTTGGAGACGAAGGTCAGCTGGAAGGCTTCGAAGATCGGCCAGACATCGAGCAACGCGTCGATAGCCTCGGGGCTAGGGACGATCACGTTGCCATCGGCGTCGCCAATGCCCTCCCAAGTGAGAACTGCCCGGCGCGCCAGCGCCTTGGCGAAGGCAACGGCGCGTTCCTCGTCGGAAGCGTCTACCGGGACCGCCTCGACAGCCGCATCGCTGCGCGTCGCAACCATTAGCGCCGTGGTTAGTGGACGCAGCTGCACCCGGACGCCCGGCGCGAGGTCGTGCCAGCGGGGTGCATTCGTCAGATCGAGGGTCAGCATCAATAAATCTCCACATCATTCACGAGGGTGGCGGTGCACATCCGGCCGATCGTGCTGTCGCGCGCAGCCTGCCAGTCGAAGGTCGCCTGCACGCCCTGCGGCCCGGAAATCTCGATCCGGGGGCGCGGCAGGTAGACGGCGTGCACGGTGAAGGTGAAGCTCTCGCCAGACGGCAGCACATACGCAAACTCGAGCTCGCAGGGATCGCCATTGATCGCCTGCGTCACCAGCGTCTGGTCTGCGAAGCGCACCTCGATGGAGCCGGTCAGCGCCGCAATGGAGGGGTCGGCCCCGTCAATGCGGCCGTCCGAACGGATGGTTTCGATCCGGTCGAGGTTGTTGGCGTAGGTGATGTCGGCTGAAACCACATTGCCGAGCGCGGTGCTGTTCCGGGTGATCGCCCCGTTGAAATGGCCGAAGCGCTGCAATTCGAGAGCGGCAGGCGTGCCTGCGCTGGTCGTCGTGCCCACCGTCTCGCCCTGTGCCACCAACCGCGCTGTCGCGGTCAGCAGACCAGATCGCTGCATTTGCCAGTTGATCTGGTCGAGCACGCAGCCGGAATACATCGCGAAGCGCGGCACCTCGGGCATGCCGGTCTCGATGGACATGCTGGGCAGCGTCCAGGACCCAGACTGGAATTCATGCGTCCAGGGGCCGGTGCCGGTTGTGGTCGGATCACCAAAGGCCGCCTTCAGCCAGAAGCCGAACGCCTCGGCATCGAGCGGCACAACGACATCGCCATCCGCCGTCACCGCATCCTTGATCGGTGCCAGCGGGTCGCGGCCATAGCCGAGCAGTTCGGAATTGAGCAGTGGCTGCTCTGCCCCCAGCGAGGTGCTGGCGAAGGGCATCTTCGTGAAACCGCCCACGGGCGGCGTTCCATAGGTCGTCTCGAACGCAAGCGCCATCTGCGCCCGCGCCCCCTGGGCTCGTGCCATGGTGTTCTCCTTGGGTTGTCGGGGTCAGGCCAGTTGGTCGGCCGTGGAATAGTGCAGCACGACCGGGATGACGGCCGCCTTCAGGCTCGTCGCGCCCTCGACGGGCAGATCGACTGGACGGGGCGCTTCCGCCTCGATCCAGTCGCATAGGCCGCCCAGCGTGCGGTCGCCAGCGATTGCGGTGCCGATGCTGGTGGTCAGGGTATCGAAGGCGGCGTCGCGGGCGGTGCCCTGCACGACGGCCTCGATCTCGGCGCGGTGCTGGTAGTGATACCGAAGCGGCGACAGCGTGACCTCGGGCTCACCGGGTTCACCATCGCGCAGGATCAGCAGGCCCTCGGCCGGAACGCGCTCGGGCAGCACCTCGCCGCGCAGGGACGTGGCGGGCAGCGTCGAAAGCCGCGCATGCAGCGCGGCGAGGATGGTTTCGCGGGGGCTAAGCAATCGACTATTCCCTTGGAAAATTTTGTAGAATAGCTAACGCGGCAAGTTTGGCCTCGCGCCACGGGACGAAAACAGGTGAGCTCGCATGGAAATGACAAAAACCCTACTGACGCTAACTGAAAGCGATCTGTCTCGCGATTTGAAAGACATCAACGAGCTTCAGGTCTATCCACAGCAGGGAAAGATCGACGCACAAGGTATCAAAATAATCTGGGCACCATTCGATTTCATCAATCGCAATGCGCAACTTGCCATCATCGGCGTTACTCCTGGCCCAACCCAAGCAATGCGAAGCTATCGGGCTGCGCGACGGGCAGCTGACGCAGGAACAGACCCTCAAGTAGCCCTTGAAAAGGCAAAGGCAGAATCATCTTTCCGAGGGGACGTGATGGAACCAAACCTCAAATCACTCTTGGAGCATAGCGGCGTCGCTGAACGTGCTGGCATCGAAGACGTCGATCTAATTTGGACCGGTGAGGCACATAAATTGCATTTCACTTCAACTGTTCGATATCCAACATTCATCAATGGCGAGTTGTTCAACAACCAGATTGACTCCTTGGCGCACACGGAACTCAGGCGATATGTCGAAACATACTTAGTGGAGGAGCTTCGGAGCCTGCCTATTGACGCGCAGATTATTGTGCTCGGAAAGAAAGGGCCCAGAATAGTCCAACATGCCGCCAAGATCGCGAAGTTAGACGCAAAACGGATCGTCAACCTCCCTCATCCGTCTGGGAGCGCAACCGGAGCCGTGCGGGACTATCTCTCTAAGACCAAGACTCAGAGCATTCGTCCCTGCAGATGTATGCTGTGCGACAGATCTCGAATTCCAGACGGGTGGGACCTCAGCAAGCGCTTCGCCACCCATGACAGGACTCACGATAGCATTCGCTCATAGGCGTCGCCCCACCCAATTCGCCACGATCAGCCCCGGCACACCGTCCACTGCACGCTCCGCATCGCGTGCCAAGTTCAACCGCTTCGGCAATTTCACCTGCGGCACCAGAAGGAAGATCGGCGCGGTGACCTTGCCGCGCCCGGTCTTCGAGCGAGACACGACCGCCTGACCCTTCGTGTTCAGCCGTCCCTCGGCCACCAGCAAGCTCGGGCCCGTGTGGCGATAGACGAAGCGCAGGCGCAGCCCGCGCCGCCGTTCCCATTCGCCGGGGGTGATCCGACCACCGCGTGTGGATTTGCCTGCGGCGGGCAGCGGGATCGCCAGCCAGAAGCCGTCCTTCGAGCGGATCAACGGGCCGGTGTCGTGGGCTCCGACAATAACCGGGGCCTTCGACCAGACCAGCGCGGCCGCATCGAGGCTCTCGC